GTTGGCTGAATCCTGTGCCGTCATCAGCATCAGGATACATCTTGCGGAATATTTCTTTGCTTACAACCTGTGTAATCAAGCATTTTTCAGCGTCAGAGCCATCAGGTAATGTGCTATTAGGGTCAAAATAGACCGTAAAAGGGTTGTGAATTGGCTCAATATAGATTTCTTGGTCAAAAGAATCTTCCCGCACATAGTCGGTTTTGACACGCCAATAACCAAATCCCATGCGTACAGCATAGTTAAAGGCGTTGTCGTAGGCGTGGTCGGCATCTGAATTGACCTCAATGTGTCGGCAAATGCCTGTAAGTATGTCAGCTACCTTTGCATCTGATTGGCTGTTCATGCCATGTACTTTAATGCGTGGGCGTTGTTGTCTCTGTTGGTTTGTGACCTGACGCACATACGCATCAATCTTATTAATGGTCAAACAAGGGCGTGCCTCTAAAGTACGGCTGTTTTGTATCTCAACTGGCCATTGGTCACCAGCGGCAAACTTTAAGTCTTCTAACGCCTCTGATCTGTTGTTAGTGTCAGCATCATTGGCTAACTTTAAGAATTTCTTAGCCTCGTCAATACGTGGGTCAAAGTCGCTTTGATTTTCGGACATAATCATCCCATCCAATTGCTATGTTCAAACACGGGTTTTTTAACTACCATTTTCTTAGGCTCTTGTATCATCAATCCTAGCATCCTAAACGCATCTGCGCCATGTGAATATTGGTCATGTAGCGGTGTGCGACTGAATTGCTTAGTATCAGGATCAACCTCATAACGATAGTGTCTAAGGCATTGTAGCCCATCTACGCAATTATCTCTATCAAACCAGCAATTCCTAAAAATCGTTCTTGCTGCATTGATACTGTCCACTACTGGCGTTCTAGGAATAATCCTAGTTTTATAGCCTGATGAACGCACTATTTCTTCTATTGACCGACCAGCTGCTGCCAATGTCTTGTTCTCAGCATCGTGTGGCAACCACAATGTATCGTATATGTAACCAAATGTCTGCATTTTGGCTAATATGGCGCTAATTGTCTCTTGGCTTGTCTCCATATACCGTATTAGGCGTGTTTCCATCCCAATAAACTGGACAAACCATACTGCCGTGGCATCTGACCATCCCAAGTCAAAGACAGCGTGTACGGGCTTTGTCGGGTCATAGTTAACCTTTGTGATGCGGTCTTCCATCTCAGCCAATTGCATTTCTTTGGCAAATATAGCACCGTCAACTGTTACCCTACAAATACCCTCCCAAACCGTGTTGTACGCCTCAATATCTCTAGTTTTAAGCGCATCTTTTTCTAGCTTTAGCGTCTCAGGAAACCAAGGGTTATCAGACCAATTGATCTTTTGGACAATAGCATTAGCTGGTGAATTAAGAATAAACCGCTGATAGGTGTTATCTGTGGCCAGTTCAGGGTTGAAACTAACCCAAATCTCGGATTGTTCTTTACGAATTGTCGGAATCAATACATCCCAAGACCTTGCTGAAACGCTTTGTGCCTCCTCTACCCAACATATATCAACACCTTCATAAGACTTGACGTTGGCTACATTGTTTTTCAGACCAACAAAGTTAAACTCTGATCCGTTTTTGCCCCTAATAGTTCGGTCAACCACTTCATAGAAGTCTGTTAACCCCATATTTATGATTTGGTCGCTCAATAGCTTATGTACTGAGTCTTTAATAGATGTTTGGAATTCACGGGCGCAAAGCACACGGATTGGCTTGTTAGCACCAATAATTAATAAAGCTCTAGCAATACCCCAAGATTTAGCACCTCCACGCCCGCCCCACAATACTTTATAACGTGCAGGCTCAAATAAACATTGCAGTTTAAGTGGAAATTCTATTTGGTTAACTTTTTCCAAAATTGGCGCTCCCATAAAGCAGGGTCGGGCGAACAACACTCTTTAATATCTTCATCCCACGGGGCTAAGCCGTTTCGCCAACATCTTTAGGCTGCACAAAAGACACTTGAATGCCTGTTAGCAATGGTGAACCATCTTCGCCTGTTAATTCTTGTTTAATGGTTTCTGACCACCTCATTTGTGTTTTAGTCCACCAAATTAAACTTGTTGTGTCACCACCCACGGCCTTTGAGAACAATGTTTTTGCTATTTGCCCATTAGCTTTAGCTTTGCCCATATCCAGCTCGGCACGATAATACTTGCGTAATGTCTTGTCATCAATGCCCACCAATATAGCTATTTGTTCGTGCGGCAAGCCTAACCCGCTGGTGCTTTCGACCATTCTGCGGGTTTCATCGGTTGGCTTATGCGCCTCTTGTGGAATTACTGGCATCTTTTATATAGGGGAACTCGTTAATATTTAAGCATTTTCTACTACTTCTGTCAACAATACAGCTTTTTTGCCTGTAAAGTCTTCCCATCGCTTTACTATAACATCACAATATTTAGGCTCTAACTCAATAAGTCTAGCTTTACGATTTTGTTTCTCGCAAGCAATCAAAGTGCTACCTGAACCACCAAACATATCAAAAACAATCCTTTTATCTATATTGTCTTCTAAAGCCATTTCAATTAACTCTACAGGTTTCATAGTAGGATGTACCGTGTTTTTTTGTCTTTTTATCGTCCAAATATCACCCCTTAAAGTCTTATGGCCACCATAATCACCATAATAAAAGATGATTTCATGCTGTTTAAAGTATTTATCTAAATGTTGTGCGGGATTTACTTTATTCCAAACAATCATAGCTTTAGGCTTACGACCTATCTTTTCCATAGCTTCTCGGAATAAATGGGCGTAATGCCAAGAACAACACACATACATCGTTTCGCAACCGTACAAGGTTTGATTAAGAAAATCGACAAAAGCTGAGTCTTCCATCTTGTCGTTCTTAATTTTGTCTCTTTTATCACTAACCCCTTGGTAATCTATGTTATAAGGTGGGTCAGTAAAAATCATGTCTGGTCTATCACCATCTAAAACTTTATCTACATCGTTTTGGCTAGACGAATCTCCGCAAATGAGGCGGTGGTTGCCCAATTGGTATATATCGCCTAATTTAGTTTTTGGTTCATCAGGCACATCAGGAACGGCATCCTCATCTGTTAACCCTTCCACTACTTCAGGCTCAAGCAAAGCGCTTAACTCTTTTGGGTCAAATCCTAACAATTCTAAAGCAAACCCATCAGCTAACAAATTATTTAACTCTATGGTTAACATTTCGTTGTCCCACCCTGCATTAAGTGCCAGGCGGTTGTCAGCAATGATATAAGCCTTCTTTTGCGTCTCTGTCAGGTCTTTTAGCTCAATCGTGGGTACTTTGTCGTGCTTTAGCTTTCTAGCAGCCATAAGCCGTCCATGCCCAGCTATGATGCCATTTTCGCCATCAATTAGTATTGGGTTAGTCCAGCCAAATTCTTTTATGCTTGCCGCTATTTGTGCAACCTGTTCATCAGAATGCGTGCGACTGTTTTTTACATAAGGAATTAGCTCTGATACTAGCTTTTCCTTGATTTGGATCATTTTGTTATGCGTTAGCAGTTCCAATTCTTTAATGATGCCTTAGCCCGTTCTGCTGGACCTTTGGCGTTCTTTACTACACCTTCCATACGGGCGCAAAATGATGCTTTACGTCCCTTATCCTTTTCCGTCTTAGGATTAGGCGCTGGGGGCTTTAGATTGGCATTGTTCTTGGCATTGTATTCAGCACGACCCTTGGCGGTCATTCCTGCACCCTCTTTGGTAGGGTTGAAGGTTTTGCCCTTGCCAGTTGTTTTATGCTCAATTGGCTTGTCGTGCTTTTTCATTTCTTCTTTGCCTTTTTCTCAGCTTCACGCTTAATAGCATAGCTAATGGCCACGGCTTGCTTGACGGGCTTGCCTGCTTTGACCTCAGTCTCTATGTTCTTTTTTTGCGCTTTATCAGATTTGGATTTAATTAACGGCATTATTCAATCTCCTCAATGAAACATACATCTTGCCAACTCATAACAATCATGTTTTCATCATTGTTCTTGAAATTAGTATACTTTAAGTATTCATCTTTGTAATCTTTGGCTAGTGTACCAAAGTAAACCTTATCGCCTATTTTTAGCCCTTCTTCTGCTGCCTCATCTCCAACTGCCGTAACATACCCTACGGTGTCAACTTCTGCACTTTGAATATAAAGAGTGGACTGAATGCGCTTTTCAGGTCTGACAAATATTTTGTCTCTTAATGGCTTAATCATTTGCGTGGCCTCCCACGTTTGGCAGGTGTATCTTCACCATTGGAAAAAACGCCCAAGGGGTTAACCTCGGGCAAAATGGCTTTCTCTGCAAATTCTCCGCACCATTCATTCATGCTACGGTTTTGGTAATAAGGATAGCGTCTGCATACCCCTAAATTACCGCCTATATAGTACGAACAAGCACTACAATTGGAAACAGTCATATCAACTCCACTTAGTTGTTGTGATTAGAAGTGCCGCCTTGATGCTCCTTGGCGGCATTTCGCTTTTATCTGTACTCTGAACGCTCGTGCTCGTAGCAGCTCTTTTCTGAAGAACCGCCTTTCATTTCACCCATGCGTCCATCGTGCTTGCCCATGTGTGAGCTGTCCCTTGAACCAATCCCGTCCATCTTGCCCATGCCTACACCACCAGCGATAGGCATTTTACGCTCTCCGCTTGTGTCGCTAGACAATGCACCTTTTGGGATTTTCTCGCCTGACATACCAGGACGCATAACTTCTTTGTCAACCATAGATGCGCCAACTTTCTTCTCGCCTGTGCTGTCAGAAGATTTTGCACCTTTTGGCATTTTTTCCATATTCATGTAACCCATGATGTAATCCTTTAGTTTCTTTGCAAAAAACACTACCTTTTGGCAGTATTTTAACTATAGCACAAATTTAAATTAACTCAAATCTTTAAGTTTGGGCGTAAGTCTGTATTTGTAAAAACCCCTTGTTATATGCAATCTTTCCACCAAATGCGCCCCAAAGCGAGGTTTTCTTAAATGCCTTAACTGGGCACTTATGCTCGCTTCGGGGTCACCTGTTTTTTCAGCTATTTCTTTCAATGAATACCAATTTTGATCGCAAACTGCATTCCAAACCCGTAAAAGTTGGCCAGTTAGCCTAACATCATCACGTTTTGGTAAGTAATCGTCCCCATCAAACCTAAGTGGCATTTGAAATGGCATGATTTATCCTAAAAAGGTATAGAGTCATCCAAATTGTCAAAATTATTCACTCTTGGCGCACGACTAGCCTGTGGATTGGGTACACCGCCATCGTCATACGGCTCGTTCATGTATGCCCAACCATCCCAACCGCCCTCTTTAAGTGGAATGCTATCTATTTTTAGCATTGGACCTTTAGATGTGTCAATCACAGACCCAATTCTTGAGTAACGATTCTTCTTTTGGCCATTCTTATCTGTATAAGTGCCTGTAATTACTTTGATTTCTTTTAATATCTTGCTCATTTAATACTCCTTAAAATTTTAACTTTTTCGTCAATTTCTGCTAAAAATAGCGTTACTTCTTCTTCTAACATCTTGATGTATAAATCGTTTCTTTCGACCCTTTGCACAAAAATTTGTAGATTTTCAGGCATTCTCGGGTCAAAACTGACGAAATCGCACCACTTTCTACCAGTACACGCTAATTGCCATTGCATTTGTGGCATATACTTAGTGGGCACTTTCTGATTGAGCAGGGTCTCCATTTGTGTTTTACTTTCAGGGCATTTGATTTCTACTAGCCCGTCTTCCCCAACAAACCCGTCAGGACTTGCACCCGCCATCTCAATTGTTGGGTGAGTAATAAAACCCACCTCATCTACAAATACATCCCTGTATATTTCGTAATGCTGCCTAGCTTGTGGTTCAGTAGCTGTTCCCCATTCCATTGCTGCATTGGTAAAAAACTCTGCCTGTTGCCCAGTTAACCGTTCTAATGTCAATTGGGTGCTGTAGTTCTCTCTAGATGCGCTTGGTCCTGTTTTTGTCTTGGCTATAACGTTTGATATAGCTGATGCCGTAACTTTGCCCAAACGTTGTTTAAACCATTCTTCGGTGCGTTGTTCTATCATTCCAAACCCCTGGTTAATATCTTTAAAGCACAAATCTGCGTCTTGAAGTCATCTTCATTGATACAGATTTCCGCACATTCTTCCCTTTCCAATTCGGCAATCATTCCAGCAAAATATATAAAGTTATCAACATTCATATCAACAGAATACTTGTGAAAGCCTGCCTCAATTGCAATCTCAACAATAGTTTTTTTAGAAATCATCGTCATCTTTCGGTATAAGTTGATAATGTCCGCAGATTGCACAATGCAAATGTTTACGGGTTTCTGTTATTTCCAACTCGCCTAGATCGCAAACTGGGCAAGGTATGTCATCTAATACATCATCCATTTATTAACCCCTTTAGTTCGTCTTTGACTTTAATGACCATTGTTTCCCATTCTTTTTCAGAATGACAGGCTTGTAATGCTATTTTGTAACTGGCAAACAATTGCTCTTTTGTTTCACACGTTCTCATCTTGTCAATCAATAAACCAAGTTTTTCAGGCTCAACATGGCTTTTAATTGGTAGATTAGGTTTTGGTTTTGATGCTTGATTGCCGTCATCGTCTTCAGGAGCTATACCGCAAGCAGCCATAAGGCTATATCTTCTAGCGTATGTCAAAGCACTAGCGTAACCCTGTGGATCGTGTTTGATAGCTGGAAAGTGCAATAACCCACATTCAAGGGATTCTCCGCTTTCGTGGATAAAGATGGTTTCTAAAATAATGCCGTTTTCGCAGTCATAAGTCTTTTGTAACAAATAAATGCCGTTGTCGTTTAATGCGTCTATAACCGCCTCAACGCACCCAGCTAGGTCAACGTATCGACTTTTAAAATGCGGGTTTACAGACTGCTTTAAAGCGGGATTAAACGCCTTTTGTGCTTTTACCAAAGCTGTTGCTATTTCTTTCATGCTAAATCTTTCATAACGTCTTTAATTTGTTCAATTGTTGATTCCAACTCTTGCTTTAAAAATTCCACTTCAGCACACAAACGCTCGGTCTGTGATTTGTAATAACCTACTTGGAATGCCAAATTGCTTTGATGGCCATACTTGTTCATTGCGTCTTCACACGCAGTAACGATTAATTTAAATTCGTTCATACTGCTCTCCAAAAGAAAAGGTCTAACAATAAAACAACAAAACCTACAATACTAACTAAAGTAATTGCAATGTCTGATGCTGTAAATTGTTTGTAGGGTTTAATAATTGCTGCGCCATATTCCATTGTTTGTGGAAAGGCTTCAATGATTGTTCTAGGTGTCATGGCTTTAAATCTCCTGTGATGATTAAGGCTTGATTAATAATGTGTGGGGGGTGAGGTATGCCAATCTTGACCTGGTCTAAGATAAGATTGGCTTCTTGTTTAGTCATTAGCATTAGATAAAGACCAAATGCAACGATAACGAACGTGGTAACGACCAGGTTCTGATTTAAAAAGATCAATAGCTTCGTTGGCATCTAATGCAACGAATTGACCTAAATAATCTCTATCTCTATAAACATCAAAATAATGTAATTTCATTTGCTTACTTTCTTAAAAGACCGCTTGCTATGTGCTACGGCATGATTGAAGTATAAGCCATCTTATAAAGACAACGCAAGCAATAAAAATAATGACCTTATACTTTACTTGGTTATAATGTGGCTTATAATAGACACATGGACAAAAATAAAGCAATTCAACTAGCAGGCTCACAAATTGAGCTTGCCAAGATATTAGGCATCTCTCAGGCGGCAATAAGCCAATGGAAAGATATTCCCCAGGCTAGGATTTGGCAATTACAAATATTGCACCCTGAATGGTTTATTAATTGTTAAATTAGGTTATAATGAATTTGTTGCCGTGGAAAGCAATAGATTGAAGCCGTTTACACATGCCTTCGCCCTTGGTTATTACTTTAGGGTTTCCACCGAGGGCAGTTGTAAACGGCTTTTTTTATTGTCTTTCGCAACCGTACTCCACACGTTAGCAGAGCATTTGAATGGATGGCTTGGAAGAAAACACCGCACACAGTTACACCCCTGTGCAAAACGTGACCGAACTTGGTTTAGGTATCGGTAAAGCAATTGGTAACTCAGGTGGAAAACTAGGCCAGTTGTATAAGATGAATAGACCCGTCATGCGAGCTTGGATTTAATTTCTATTTTAGATAACTTATGATAACTGTAGCTGAGATTAGATTGGAGAGGGAGTGGTATATCCACCCTAGGCATAACTATGTCTAAACAACAAGGAGA